GTTCCTTCTTCCTCGAAAGGAGCACTTTCCTCGGGAAATTCCACGAGTGCATATACAATCGGCAAATCAAAACGTGAACAATCGAAAATCAAAATGTGAATTTTGACACTTTTTGGCAAAAATCAAAATGTGAATTTATAATCAAAAAAAAGAGAAGTAACTATATTAGCTACTTCTCTTTTTCTTTTAAAAACTATTTAAATATCAATTAAAAGCCATTATAGCGTTGTTGATAAACATAGATATATCTTCTTTATCTTGAAGTATAGATAACACTTCTTTAGTTGCAGTAAAAGATACCTTTTTTGACTCAATCTTAGGCCGTCTTGGAATATTATTTTCATCAAGCAAACGATATATAGTTTGCTCACTTTTAATGCCTGTAATTGTCATTATTTCTTTTATCTTTTTCCCTGATAGATAAAGCTGAATCATTTGCTTTTCTTGATCTAAAGATATTGACTTTGGTCTCATAATAATACATTTATCTCTAATTCTTCAATTCCAATTACTTCAATCATATACTCTATACATAAGAATATCTCATCATCTGAAGGCTTGTTGTAAAATGAACCATCATACAAAACAGAATATTCTCCTGGATAATCTTCTAGACTATTAGCTGAATCGTATATTTTTTTGCATAAAGCATATCCAATTCGTTCTCTCATGTAATCATTCAATTCTGAATTACATACAATCATCTCTAATTCTTTTGGCGTTACTTTCATAGTTATATTAATTTAATTGTCCTGATTCTACTCCATACTTAGCAAGATAATATGCTTGCTTTTCGCTTAACTTACCGTTCTCAAACATAGACTTTAATAATGATTCAATAAATTCATTACCATTAGTATTAAGTTTGCCAAATTTATTTTCCGCAAGTTTCCAATAAGAATTATTATTCCATTTGTCATTTACCGATAATGCTATTTCTTTCCATGTCTGAACAGGGTCTGAATTAACAGAAGTTGACTTCTTTGTCTTATATGTCTTTTTTTGCAAACATTCAACTTCAATTACTTCAACATCTTTTTTAAGGAACATCTTAACTTTTCCTCTTTCATCTTTAGTGATAAAATAATCACCTCTTTCTCCTGTCAGTTCGAATGTTTTATTATTTGATTTAATTGCTTTCATAATTTGTTTTTTAATTATCACAATGCAAATGTAATTCATTTTGATAACATAGCAAATAATTATCACAATTATTTTGCGGGTGTTTTGTTAATAAACAAAAAAAGTGGACTACAACTTAATGTAGACCACTTTAAAACCTATTGAAAACCTATTGAAAGACCTTTAAATTTTCTTCACAGCTTGCATGTACTTCCAGATTTTGCCTTGTGCGGCATCTTCGTCCTGGAAGAAGAACTTGTGTGCAGCCTTCAGGATTATATCGTCTTCAAGAAGATGGCACATGTCAGAGTAGAACGCATTGAACGCTACATACTTGTCCCAGATTGTTGTCCCTGAAGGGAACGACATACCTTTGGTTGCGGCTTCGATGTCGTCTTTTGTCCAATGTGCGCCTGTACGACGGTCGCCTGACTTGCTGAGGTAAGTGATACCAGCTACATCGTACATTGCAAAATCTTCGTTGTAATGCGGACCGTAGAAAAGTTCATGCTGTTCACGCATGAATTTCCAGTATCCTTCTTTCGATAGCTCTCCGTTCTGCGCCATTCTCATGTATTTTGCCGCCATGCACGCAGAAGCATACATCTTTTGCTCGTTTAACACACCTGCTGATTTAGCTTCTTCGAGCATACTGTCATAACTGTATTCTTTCATATCTTTTTACTTTAATAATTGTTTAATTTCCAATAAATCATCAGCGTTTAATCTGATTTTACCAATGTCGACAAATAAAAAGTCAAGCATAGGATTCGATGGTATTTCTAAATTAAGTTCACCTTTTCCTATCTTGATATTAAACCCCGCCATCTGAGTTTCATACACATCCATTTGTTTGAAGATTGATACAGCATCATTAATCAGCATATCTGTATCTATGTTTCCGTTTTCGTCTGCAATAAAAAGCATTGCAGCATCCACATAGCTTGATATTTGTTTGTCAGATTTAGACAAATAGTTTTTCAATCCTCTTTTAATGTAAATAGAAGCTGTTGACAAACGTGGGTGAGACAAACAGAGTTGATCTATTTTATTTTCTCCCCATGTCTGAACAGCTGTTCTTATATCGGACTTTAGCAAATCAATTTTATCGATTGTGTACATTTTTTACCCTTTCTGTTCTTTTTTCATTTTCAAAAATTCAGCGTAAGTCATATTTGAATACTTTTCGGTGTATTCCTGGAATAGCATCAGGCTCTTATTTGCATCTTCAGAAATTGTCTTTTTCCATTTTTTCAAAATTGAAAGGTGGTTTTCCAGAGCTTTTTTACCTTCAGGTGAACGTTCTACAATAGGGCGCATGATTTTCATGTATTCTTGCTGCAAAATGCTCATTACAAGGTTTTGTGATTTTTGGAATTCCTCGTTTTCATTCAACATGGAAAATTCACTCTCAGACAACTCAGAAGTAATTCTGTCTATTTCATCCCATACAGGAGACTGACTTTGTTGTGGCTGAATCTGAGCCTGCTGAAGCTGCTGTCTTTTTTGCTCCAGTTGTTGTTGAGCTTGTTGTAGTCGAATGATTTCCAAATCCAGATCTGAAGGATTGGAATAGCTGGGTGTTCGCATTAACGGATCATTACCGGTTACATAGATATTCTGCATAATCTTCTTTTTTTAGATGGATAGAAAAGAAGTAGGGCACCCGAAGATGCCCTACCTTAAAATCAGGCTCCAGTGGATGCTGTCTGAACGCAAGCGCAAGGATTGTAAGAACCAAAGCCTGTGACAGTCGGAGTGTTAGGTAATACAACCTCTCCAGAAATCATGCGGCAGGTCTTACGATCAGTGTAGTTGATTCCGGCAGTGTAAGCTTTTTCGATTTCGCACTGGATAAGTTTGTCCTGATAAGGACGAACAGCAGCGTTGATAGCAACTTCTTTTTCCAGGCTTGCAATTCTGTTGGCCAGAATGTCAAAGTTGTCACGCTGTCCTTTGTACAAAGCAAATGCGTCAGCGTTTTGTTTTGCAGACAAAGCATCGAAGCTGTCACGTGTAGACTTATACAGTCCAAAGTCTGCGTCAACCTGAGATTTCCACAGCTGGAATTTCTCGTTCACGTCGATTTCACGTGCGCCAGCCATAAGTTCAAGGGTGTTAACTTTCTGAGACCAGATAGTGTTGGTCAGTTCTACCACGTCGTCGCATTCTTTAGCCCAAGACTGGAATGCAGAAGGAGTAGCATATGAAGTTCCGCCTACGTTGTTGATGTTTACGTTTTCAGGCATACCGTTGCCAAATCCTAAACCACGTCCGCGTCCCCACAATGCTGCTGCTCCAAGAACAGTACCTGCAATACCAAATCCCAAACCAGTGTTAGCTGTAGACTTAGAAGCGTACTTGTTAGCACCGTCTTCATGAATCACTTTTTCAACGACTTCTTTCTTTTCAGTATCCATACTTTCAAGTTTTAATGTTAATACTATGTTTTTAATGACACAGCAAAATTATGGCTAATAGAAAGACTAGTCTAAGATTCAGTTTTCATCCTGTTTCTTATTCTTTGCGAATATATTGCAAGTATTCCGTTACTCTTTTTTCTTATTTCAAACTTTGTGATAAGATTGCGTATTCCAGCTGGAGTTTTATGCATATACTCTGCAATTTGTACAGGATATAATCCTTTTTCTCTTAATATGTCTACTAATATGCTTCTTGCATCTACTACTGCTGTAGACTTGTTGTTTGAAAGTATTAATACTTCTGGTACTTCTGTTTCTTCAGAAACGAAGTGAAGAATGTCATTAAAAAGTTGTGTCTTACACATAATATTAAAATATTATTTTTTTAGAATATATGAAATCCAAAAAAGTATCTTACTGCCACACCAATGGAAACAGCAGCCATACCGATTGCCAAATCTGTTATATTCCACTTTCCACCGTAATAGTGGCATCTGTCTGAATTTTCCTTCATTGCCAGCAGTATGACTCCTGATGACGGAGAAAGAAGGATTGTGGCCAGAAGGTAGACCACAAATCCTATAATGTTATTTTTCATCTTTATTGAAACTTACCAAGTTATTCTACTATTTAATTACGCTTAAAGGAGAGTAATCCGCAGAAGAAATAGCTTCACTTTGATTTGAAGCCTTAGCAAAACATAATGCCAGATAACAATTTTCACCTCTATCGTTAGTTATAACAAAAGTATTAGCCACTCCATCTTTATTGTTTTTCCAAGTTGTTTCATTACCGTCTGAATAAACAAGATTATCTGAACTAATTCCTTTTTGATTGTACCAAAGAATATTAAACGCAAGGTCTTTTATGCCTGTTATTTTTACACTTTTACCGTTTTCTACATATATTGTTTCTTGAGTAGATAAACGATTGGGGTTCTCTCTACTAATTGCACCATTAAAAACGTTTAAAGCTATATTTGATAAAATCCAATCTTCTCCGCTGACTGCAACATTACTAAAATCTGCGCCTTTAATAATTAAACTTTTTCCCATAATAATTTCATTTTATAAATTAAATAATATCTACCATATCATTACCCCCAAATCTACTAAACCATAAAACCATATCTACCTCTGGTTGGGATAGTGGAACTATTTCTTCATTGTACATAAAATTTCCTATTTTAGGAGAGTTTTGGTCGGTACAATGTTTAATTCCATCATATAGATTACATTCTGTAAATTGTCCTCCATTTTTAAGTTGCTTTACATATATTTGACTTGCATAAGCCTTAGTAGAAGCATCTGCCGCACCTAAAAAGAATTTTATAGGACATTTTGCAAAACGAAAAGAGGTAACCTTTTCGAGTTCTTCTGTTGTTAAATATTTATCATTTGTTATAGTATAATCTTCTTTAACTTCCACTTTGCTGCAATTTCTCGTATATGGGTCTAAACCAACAACTTTTGTTTTGTCAAAACTATTAGGCTCAGTTCCATATAATACATTCATTACATAAGGTACGCTCGCTCCAATTTGGCACTGATGATACAACATTGATAATGCAGGTGAATCCAATACCGCTGCTTTAATTTTATAACCTCCTAACTCAATAAAATTTAGAGCTGTCATACCACCTTGACTTTCGCCATAAACATATATTTCATTTTTATCTATGTTATAATTTTTACAAACATATTCTACAGCCTTATTAGCTGAATCAATAGCCATCCAATTTCCTACAGGTCTCCCGTATGCTAAATTAAAATTTTCTTCTTCGGGCAATACGGGTTCAATATACTTCTTAGCATAATCATAGGGTAAACCATTTACCGCAAGCAAAGCATATCCACAAGCCAAAAACAAATTTGTAGGGATTTGATTTCTATATTCCACTATACCACTCGTAGTATATGGCGGCAATTGTGGGTTAGGAAACACAGCTTCTCCGCTACCATGAAAATAGACAACTAATTTTATAGGTTTGTTTAAACCGCTATGTCCTTGAGGTAGTCTAAGAATACAATGGTCATTATATATTTCTTCAGTATCCGCAGCTTCAGAAGTAGTTATAAGTCCCAACTCTTTATATTTAAAAGGATTTTTAGAATTTACAGGTACAGTAAAATAATATAATTCATCAAATACAATTCCTCCGACAAGGTCTTTTGAATTAAATTTTTGAGTTTGGATGTGACCGTCTTTTAATTTTAATATAGTATTATCATTTTCATCTTTAAGTTCAAAATCAGCGCTACCGACATTAATGTTACCTACTTCTGAACCTCCAGCCTCTTCTGAATTAAAATTCTTAGTTTGAATGTGTCCATTCTTAAATCTACATACCTCGTTACCCTGCTCATCTGAAATACTAAAATCCGTGGAAGCATCATCAACCAATGATAAATCTTCTTTGCCACTATTTGCATCAGAGACACTTTTCCAATTATCATTATTTGTCCAATCACTTCCTGTAGTAATATCGCCAATAAATTGCTCTATAATCCATCCTTGTTCAGGATTATTATAAGTTATTAGCATTCCTTGTTTTCTATATCTTACAGGAATACTTGTCCTTGTATTATTTACATTTCCATTCCAAGCTATAATATATTTGTAACAAGCATCTATTCCAACAGAAATCCAATAGTTATCGTCACCCCAATGAATTAGATTATCATCAATATATTGTTCATTAGCAAATGTAGTTTCGCTTATTTTAAATGTAATAATTAACCCCTTTTTTCTTATATTAGCAGGGACAGTATTCCTCGCAGTAGATAAAGTATAAAATCCTTCTTCTAAAGGGTAATGATAATCTACATTATAGACATTCTGTGATTTTTCAAAGTCTAAAAACCTACGAGTACCTACCAATGAAAATCTATTAGAAATCCAAGGTAATCCTGCATATTCATATACATATAAAGTATTAGTAATATCTAAAAAAGATAAATTTAAACCAGTTTTTCTTTTTCCAAGAGGAACAACCTCTAAAGCCTTTTCTAACGTATATTGATTAGTACCGTCTATTCCCTCTGTAGGATTGTTTATAGAAACATTATATGTAAGTATTTCATTATCTAGCTCGGTAAGTTCTTCCTTGGTTGCATACCCGGCATCTACTGTTCCGCGGAAAGCCCATCCGGGGTTCTGGAAGCTGAAGACCTTGCCGTTATCTGCGGATTCCGGGTCTGACTGGTTGTAGATGTTCACCAGCATGCCGCGACGGAGAAGGACGCCTTTGTCATCCTTCGGTGCGGTGGAGTCTGCTTCCATGGCTGACACGGATGTGTAGGTTTTGCGGATTCCCAGTGAGCTTCCGTTAATCTCCACATTCTCGATGTATTCTACTATGTCGTTGCTCAGCTGGCCGACTTCTTCCGGCGTTACTGAGTCTATCTTAGTCTTTTCTGCGAGCGCGATGGCGCGTTTTTTTAAATCTGTTGCTTTCATATTATTCAATATCTTTCTTCATACCAAATTCCCAATATCTCATATCTGAATGTTCCTTGACCACTATACCCTTCTGTATGATATTCAAGAATCATATCATAATTTTCTGACCCTCTATCATAAAAACCTACTCGCACATCATCGTAATAATTTTTTGTTAATTCTGATCCATAAGTAGTATACGATTCTCCAAAAAGTGATGGAGTGCTACCTTGAAAATCAAAAACTACTTGACTTTTATCAGCGAATACAGTTCTTGTTTCTTTTCTATTTCCATCAGGAGACAAGCATACTGTAACCATCGCAAAGGATATATTCTTTGGTACAATGTTTTTTATATCAAAAGTTCCGTATTCCCCTTCTTTTGTTTGATTTATTTCTTTATAAATTAATCCTCCAGATATTTTCAGATTCTTTAATATCTGTATTCTTTCTGAATCAGATAGCTGCTGTTCATAAACAGAAAGAGATTTGGCACGTTGAGCCGTCTTTAAGTCAATCCATGCCACTGAGCCGCTAGTGTCCGTACTCAAGTATGCTTCATAATCCACATATACTTTATGCTTTTCAGAATTTCTGAAGGTTCTTTCACTAGTTTCTTTTTTACGGAAGCAAAGCTTGTTGTTCCCAATCTCACCAAGTGCGGTAACTTTATATACATCTCCGTTAATTACCACTGCACCTTCCACCACTGTAGTTCCGGAAAGTGCGCCATACAGAATGTATGTGTCACCGATAGACTTGTTCATGCAAATTATTGCTTCTTTAAATGCTTCCTGAAGGAAAGCAAGGTCTTTTGTATAAACAGGTTGTCCTCCTGTGTAGGTCGCTATCTCTTTAATCATACTGGTATATATTAATATCAAACAATCGGCCTGCGGGTTTATTGTATTCCACTATCGCCTTAATTTCTTCAATTCTGTCTTCCAGGTAAGAAGGAACATTTACAATGAATCTTAGTAATTCGTTCACTTCTCCGTCTGAAAGATAAGTTACATTTTGACTGTCTTCATCATAGAAGTATGTCGGAGGGTCTTCTTCATCATACAAGTACACGGTTTCAGGAATCCCTTCGATGTTGTTGTCAGTGATATAAATATCCTTGTTCTGCAACAGGAAGTAATCATTCAGCGCCTTCTCGATGTAGATTACCTGGCCGTTCACGCTCAGCCGGCTGTCGCACAGGTCACGATACTTCATCAGTTCATCGTGAAGGTACGATATGGGCAGCGTGAGCACCTTCAGAAACGCAAATATCTTCTTCTTCCTGAGAGGAGGAGGAAGAAGAAGAAACGCAAACTTGAAAATGTCAATTTTGTACCACATAGCTTACTGTATTAGATAGATCTTCTGCAATGAAGCAGCCGGACTCTGCCGTATAGTTGTTACCAGTCACCACCGTGTACGAGCCGGTGCTTGTCTTTGTCTGCACGGTACCCAGTTCCACATCGGTCACTCCCTGCACGTTCTGTATCGCGTCTACGCACTTGGTCTTGTTGAATGTTCCTCCGTACACGATTCCGGCCAGATAGGCGTTAATGGCATCCTCTACGGGTTTTCCTCCACCGTCTATGCGTGTGCCGTCTGAGGTAAGAATCTGAGGGTCGTAGTACACCTTTACGGAAATCTTGATTTTGTCTGCCGGAAGACTGCGTATGCTGAGGAATACACCAGCTATTTTCACGCTGTTCATATACGATTTAAAAGCCGTTAGAACGTCTTCCGAAAGCGGTGTGGGAAGGTTGTTTTCCTGACCGGATACAAGTATCTGTATCGTGTTACCTGCATCCTGTACGGAACAGTATTTTACCACCTGCTTGGCTGTGTCAGCCACCGGATAACGGAAAGCATGTGTCTGTTCGTCATACTCCAGCGCGTCGCCGTACTGGAATGCGAGTGCCTGGGCGTGATACCAGCGGACGGTAGGAACGATGCTCTGTCCAATGCGTTCGTCTACGTCCTGCTTGTGCGCATCCAGCATGACTTCCAAGGCGTAAGCACAGGCAGCCACGATGTAGATAAGAATATTCTCGATGGATACGGTGCTGAAGGTGTTTTCCCATGTGGCATCTTCTCCCGTGATGCCATACGCTTCGCGCAAGGTGTTGTCCTCCATGAAGCGGTCGGTCATCGTCTTTTTAATTTCTGCTATAGATCTTGCCATATCATACAAACTGTTCTGTGAATTGTTCCGTGAATATCTTCAGCCGCACCTCGCTGTCCGATGTTTCGGAGGTTGCGGGCGACACATTGTTAGCCTTGCAGTATTCCTGCATTTCCCGGTTTATAACTACGTCCGGCACACTGACCGTCATGCCGGGCGTAAGTTTTTCCGTTGGGCTTATGTCGTTCTCGCGTGCCAGGATGAAGACCCCTGCGAGGTCTCCATATTCCTGTATGGCGATGTCAAGAAGTGTCTGATTGGGTAGCACCGTCACTTTCATGTCTTTGTCCTCCACATTATCCTTATGAGTATCAGTATCGCGCCTGCCCAGATGATTGCCGTAGTGTACCAGGGCTTGGACTCCTTTCGTTCCGCTTTCACCGTCGATACTTCCTGCTCTATACGGTCCATCCTGCTGTTAATATGGGTTATCTCGGCAGACATGGTTTCTATCTTCGTATCGGTCTGCGAGGTATCCCTTCTCTCTTCCTGGGTGCTGCTGTTCACAGATCCCGTCGTTATGCTTGTAGGATATTGCTTCCCGGTAGAATCAGGCGGTGAATACTCTGTGCGCTCCCAGCTTGCCGTAACCTCATCCAGCTTCTGCCACCAGCTGGAGGAAAGTTCCTTAATCATCTCCTGCGTATTCTGATAGCTGATGTCCGATACCTGCGTGTCGGACTTCGTATCCGTCTGCTTGTCGGTGGTGGCATCCAGTTTCATGGGAGGCTGCGACTTGCAGGCCGTCAGCATCAGTGCCAGGGATACAAGCAGCAGAAAGCTTTCCATCCACTTGTATGCCTTATCGAGTAGTCTTTCCATCATAACAGTATAAGATTGATAAAAATGATAATGAATCCGGTTATCTCCAGCCAGAACGCGGGCCTTGCATATACTATCTTAGTCAAAATACCTGTCTGCATGTTATCGGCCATCACGTGACGCACGATGTAGACTATCGGAAGAAGCCAGGTAATCAGCAGCCATGGATTCGTACATGCCACCCATGCCTGCGTACTGAGCAGCAGAAGTGCGGTACCGCAATAATGTATAATTCCTTCCGTTCGTTCCTTGAATCGGGGTGAAAGTGTAATGATTATCATTCCAAGTAATGCCAGGAACACGAGGAACTGAATGTTTTCAGGCGTGCGTCCTACTGCTGACACAAAGAAGGTAAATCCGTTAAGCCCCAGGCAGACGGAAAACCATTTCGGGTGCTCCAGCCGGTAATAGGTTTCAGAGATTGAATAAGGAATACCGCCTGTCTTGTAGATTACCACTGCGGTATAGATGGCGAAAATCAACGCCGATATGATTCCGAAGATTGTTTCCATATTGATTCTTTTTTTTAGTTCTACAAAGCTTTCCATCCATCCAGCACATCCTGCTGCACAGCCGGAATAGCGTTTTCCACCAGGCTGATAGCCGATGCAAAAGCGCACATTGTCGCCTGGTCGTTCACATCGGGTTCAAAGGTGGTAGGCACCTGCATTTCCCTGCACACGGCTGAGATGTAGCCCGATGTGTGATTCTCCGTAGCGGGTGCCCAGCGGTTAATGTATTCCGCGATTGTACGGCATCCGTGAAGACGGTGGTAGTTCTGAAGCGTGCGGATCAGTGCGCGATACCCCCACATGGGAGCGATAAACTGGAAGAATGTTCCGTCCGTCTGTTCCTGGCGAAGTCCCTGCCATTTATCTTTACTCAGCCGGATGTTTCCGGGATTATTGTTGCGTAAACCTCTTGGTAACTGTGTCATTTTGTTTCCTCCTCTTTCTTTTCCTGGTCTAAAAATTGTTGTAAATAAGGTATCTTCCGTACCACTTCGAAGCTAAGCACATAATACATGAAGTTCAGCGGCCTGGAGTGAGGGAACAGCTTGCGCATGTTTCGCAGGGTGTTCACCCCGTAGAAGTAGCACACGGCATACACGATGCCTGTAATGCACTGCAATGCCCCGTCCAGGTTCTTCATCTTCTCTCCGATAATGTAGATGCTCAGCACGATTACGTAGAACACAAACGTCTCCAGCAGGCAGTGAAAGAACTTCCGGTTGTTGAACCGTTCGTGTTTGGCCACAATGCCGGCAATGAGTCCGGCCAGACAGTTAATCGCGAAGATGAAGAAGATGACAAACACCATGTCCTTCACCGGTGCGAAGTATGCCAGCGTGATGCTGAATAGCGTAGCCAGCATGTTTTTGATTCCTGTAATGATTTCCATACTTTCAGTTTTCATTTTTCGTCACATTAATAAGTCGCATCCACGCTGATACCGGAGTTCGTCACCGTCACTTTGTTCACCTTCTGTCCGTCTATCTCCAGCTGCTCCCTTATCTCCGTACGCCATGCCAGCGGGTCATGATCCAGCAGCATGTCAGATATTCCTACGCCTACAGCCGGATTCTCTTTTATCTCGCCTTTGTACAGTCCGATAATGAGAGCCTGGTTCTGATACAGCACATTCCCGATAGTCAGTCCAGAACGTATCTTTCCGTCTGTGCCACGTTGTGGACGTATCATCAGGTCGTAATTTTCTTCTATTAATATCCCTTTCATCAGTGTGTCACTTTTGTATCTTCGTAATCACTTTTATTCAGTTCGCTTGCCTTTGAGGCCACCGCAGCGGCAGTTCCCGTCTGAGCAGTGGCAGAACCGGTAGTGCTCACCTGGTGAGTGTGGTTGTTGAACGTACGTACCAGTTCGTTAATCTTCTGGGTAAGCGATTCAATGTTAATCAGTCCTCCCAGCTTCCCTCCGTTGATGGTAATGCTTTCCACTTCATCCACAGCCAGCACCACCAGCAGGGAAAGGTCATTCGAAAGACTTCCTACCACTACCGCCGTGTTAACCTTTGGAACTATTAGCAGATGGCTTTCATTCTCTGCAAGAGAAGCACGCAGCCTTACACCTTCCACATCTAGCGTGCCGAAAGTTACCGTGCAGGTAGTTCCTTCCACACTCTTTACGATGCCTTGCCAGATAGTAATCTCCTTTCCGGCTCCAATCATCTGCATCAGGTTGTCACGCAGTCTTCTGTATTGGTCCATATCTGTCAGCTTAATCTAATACCCAGTTCTATCGTTCTCTTTCCACCGTCACGGCTGAATTCCGTAGTGACCGCACGCACGTAGTATCGTCCGTCCTTGTAGTCATAGTCAGGGTCGCGAAGCTCGGCCACGTATCCCGGCTCACAGTAGGGAATCATCCAGGTGGTAATCGTTCCGTCATACCCATCGAATGAAAGACGTTTCACCTCCGTTTCTCCGCGCTGCTTCATCGACGCATCATCACTGCTGGCAGAACGTATCTCCACGCGGTCGCCTCCGGTAGCACCCACTTCGTATTCCTTCACCTTTCCGTCTGGCAGAAGCGCTTTCACCACTACACGCACCTTCCGGTCTTCCGAACGGCGGTAAGTCAGGTCGCACGACTCCACGTTCAGCGAAAAGTCGTAGTACACCTCTTCACCCATTTTCGTGGCCGGAGGATGAATGTGCAGCACGTTGCCTTGCAGATAGATGTCTGCACCGCACTCTTCCTGCAACTTCTTCAGTACATCGTAGCCAGTAGCGGTATGTATCACAAACTTCTCATAGCTCCAGGTGTAGTCGCAGTCAATTTCGTATCCGCCGCCTACGCCATCTACCACCTTTTTCAACAGCGCATCGAGCGACACATTCTTCAGCACTTCATCCGGAACAGGCACACGGAACTTGAAAAGGTCGTCTTCACACTCCAGCGTAATGCTTCCGTTATCGGTTCCTATACGCTGAAGGTAGCCGGAAAACTCCTCACGCAGTCCGGTTTCCGTGTATCCAATCTTCACCGACACACGGTCGCCGCGCTTGATCATGCTTTCCACCTCCAGCGCCTTGTTATATTCCGATGCAGGAAGTGTGATTACCGCCGTGTCTGCCAGCAGCTCCACGCTGCGATGTATTTCCACCTTATCCAGCATTCCCAGACGGAAATCACCTACCTGTATGTCATATCCCATCGTGTACATGTCACCTGTTGTTATTCTTCAGTAAAAGCTTATATGTGTCGTCGCTGTATGCGTTGATGGTGTACTGCTGGTTCTGTATGCCCTTCGTGAACGGAAAATCATAGCTTTCTACTACAATCTGGTTGATGCTGAATATTTCGAACAGCGGGCAGCGCACCTTCAGTTTGGCAGCCTCGCAGAAGTTACGAAGCTTCTGCACATCGTCACGCGGATAGTCGTCACGCTTCAGGTCCATCAGCGCACCTTCTATCTTCACCTGGTAATCGTCCTGCGTCCAACGTTCCTTTATGGAACCCCTTATCTTTCCCTTAGACACCTGACGACGGACGATAATGTTTCGTCCGGTCAGCGTAATCAGCGGCTCGATAGGAACCAGCCACCAGTCTTCCTGGTCCACCAGAGATATTTCCAGCGGAAAGCGCATCGGAACGCCCAGCGCGTTGGTACGTACCATATCCTCCAGCTCCGCCTCTTCCAGCATCATCAGTTCGTCGTATCCCGACGGATCCTGACGCGTTACTACCGGTTGATTGAAGAGCCAGTACGGAGGCACTTTCAGCCCCGTGGTACGTGCGGCAATATTTCCTAATATGAATTTACTTACACTCATCTTGCGCTTGACATTGCGGTTTCCAGACTTCTGTTCATAGCCTCCAGTATCACACGCTGTATTTCGGTGGTATCGGTCTTATCCATCATCGTCACGTTCAGGTAATCGAAGAACTTGGTAATGTTTACGGTTATCTGCGTGTTCCTGGTTCCTCCGGCGGTGATTTCGTTGGCCTTTCCACCATCGGATGCAGGTACCGTTCCGGGTGTTCCGTTTGTGCCTGCTCCTGAAGGTGAAGTGCCTGCCATGGCTTCCGGGTCGGATATAGCAGCCTCCTTGGCTTTCTGACGGCTCTGTTCACGCCTCAGATTGTCATCATACCATATAGAAGTACGTGCAGCCGTTCTTTGCGTAGCCTTGACCAGCTTCACCGTACTGTCTACTCCGTAGAATTTTTTAGCTGTATCCTGTGCCGATTCCCATGCGCCTTCAAAATCACCTTTCACCAGTTTTACAAGAGCCTTTCCTGCAGAACCGATAGCACCGATAAGTTCCCAGAAACGGTCAATCAGGTAGCGCTTCAGGTTTGTGCCAAAATCCTTTATAGTCTGCCATGCCGTAAAAATGAAAGCACGGAATCCGGCAAACTTATTCCAGCAGTACACCACCGCAGAAGCCAGCGCAAGAACCCCCGCTACAATAAGTCCTATAGGATTCATTGACATGGCAATGTTCAGCAGCTTTTGTGCCTTTTCGGCTGCAATTAAAGCGGTAACCTGTGCCCACTGAGCGATAGTCCACCCTTTCAGTATGCCTGTGCTGATAAACATGTAAGTGTTATATCCTGCCCATGCAGCTGTAAGAGGAATAACAATACTCAAAAGCCAGTCCATATTATTACCAATCCATACCACCATGCCAGAAGCTCCTTTGATAATGGGAGTAGTTAGCTGAAGAATAGTATTTAGTCCGTTCATTGCAGGGATAAGAGCAGGCTGGATAATCTGATACATTTCCAACAACTTTTTATTAAAATCACCTGCAAGTTGCTGCAACCTACCATAAGGAGTTTTTGCAATTTCATTAGCCATGTTATAATACTTACCGCCTTCACTTGTTGCACGCTGAAATGCCTGTCTCATCAACTCGAACGATACATTACCTTTTGACATCTCATCACGCAGCACACTTATAGATTTCCCTGTAAGAGCCGAAATATCAAGCAAAGGGTTATAACCGGCATTAATCAGCTGAAGCAAGTCCTGACCTTGCAGCTTACCAGCAGAGGCTACCTGACCAAACACCAGGGCAAGCTGCGACATACGGTTCTTGTCTCCCATGGCCACATCACCCAGCATCTTCAGGTCACCCATCACATTTTCTAATGGTACACCAAATCCTAGCATGGTCTTAGCAGCTTCCTGAATTCCAAGTCGATCATAAATACTATAATCTGCATAATCGTTAAGCTGTCCAAGAAGTTTCGAACCTTTCTCCATGCTTCCCGTAAGTACATTAAAGCTTACCGCCGTTTTGTCGGCATCCATACCCAGTTTTGCCACCACGCCAATTCCTGCCGTGAGTGCTACAATGGGATTCGTGAAGAATTCCGCACCAGGCAAAGACATGATAGCCGTCCGCAGCCGTCCGCCTATCGTGGTAGATAAGCGGTTGGCCGAACGGTCGGCAGCGTCCAGACGTTCCTGCATACGGGTAACTTGTCCTATTACCCCGTTGTCACGGCTTCGTATGTCTATAAGGAATTGTAGAATGTTCATAACTTGTTGGCTTTAGCTTCTTGTTTCCGGATGTCGGCCAGCTGGGCAATCGTTTCAGCCCACTGCTCATCGCTCAGCGTATCAGGGTCCAGATGCAGGTAATACCTCAACAGCGTGTTGTGATAGCCAATCCAGTTGGCTTTTACACTACCGTCTGCACGGTCTACAACTTTTTTAGTTCGGCCTCCTTCGCCTCCATCATTCCCTGAATCTTTTCGGCCACAGCGAAGAAGTAGGCATCATCGTCCCTCATCTCCTTGTCACCGTCAATCCAGCAGTTATTCAGCAGAGCCTCATTCATTTTTACGGCATCCTTACCTCCTGAACTGGCAGCCAGCGCATACGACAGGTCTTTCCGGTTTGGCTTGCGCAGCACACACTTCTTATCTTCTACCGTAATCTCAAACACGTTGTTTTCACCGTGCTTTTCTTTCCACTCTTTGAGCTGTTCTTCTGTATATTGAAACATCTTTAAATACTGTTTAAAAGGGGTTATACATAATTGTTCTTGATGTTGAGAGCGATTCCAGGAAGCTCATGTTCTGAAAACTTGTCGCCCTGGTTCATACCTTTTGGAACTTCCGTGATTTCGTTTCCTTCAATCAGGTCCGTTTTAATCACATCTCCTTTAGAAGGATTACCATAGGAAACAACCACATTGAATGAGGCATCCAGCACATCGCCACCTGAAGCGGCTTCAATGGCCTCCAGTTCACTCTGCAAAAGCGTGAGGCTTGTTTCGTACGACTTGTTACCTCGCTGGATGCTGTGCGGCTTGTTTCCCTTTGCGTACAGCGCTTCCTTTTCCTGTTTCTTTACGTATGAAATAGCGCGAATCTTAGTCACCGGACGACCTGCCACGATGGCCGTAATATCGCTCCATTCGTATTCTTTACTGTTAAATATGTCCATAGTCGTTATGAGTTAGTCTGTACATCAAATCCAAGTTCTACCTCAATCTGTCTTGCGTATCCATACGGACGAACTTTGAGCGTCATCTTGATGGTAGATGTAGCCAGTACGTTCTGCGTCGGGTCAATGTAGCAGGTAGCACCGCTTTCACCGGAAGAAGTGTCCGCACTCAGTTCACCGTTAGCCGTCATGCTGGAGTTGATGGCACCTTCCACAGCAGCCTGCCAGCTTTTCAGGATTCCGGCCTGCATGGTTCCGTCCTGGTTTACGTAGACTTCATCGAGCAGATAATCCAACAGCGTGTCGTAAGCAATGCGGTACGCCTTGTCAATCACACGGCGGTGAGCGATATGTGCGTAGTCGTCGGTAGGATCTACACACAGACGGTCGTCAGTGTAGAAGTATCCGGAACGGCCCACATGAATACGAGGAGTAATGTAACCTTTGTCGTAGATGGTAGCCACATCGTCCATGCTGTCTTCCACGGTGTTCTCACCGATATACATCACGGTGGGATACAGCGCACCGTCTCTCACACGTCCTATGTTACGCTGCACTGGGCTGGATGCCACACGCCCTGCAAAGATTCCCATAGCCGCACCTTCACTGGCCGACTCTGTATCGCCAATCACGATGCACACGCGGTTGTCTTCCCCGTCGGACAAGTCTTTCAGCGATTCTGCATCCTTGTAGCTCCTTCCTTCCAGTGCGATAAAAATAGGCGCATAGAGTTCCGTAGTAGCCCATTCTGCCAGCGCCTGCGCCTTAGGCAATGCAGTAAACACGTCAGGGTCGAGTCCTTCCGTAGCTTCCACTTCTTCCGCATCTGGGTCGCGAGCAATGACAAGCGCACGAAGCTCACCTTTCTGGCTTTGCAGCAGACCGCGTAACGGTCCGCTATCCTTGTCGCACAGATCGGTCATTTTCGTAGTCTTGGCCACCGCATACACTACCACTTTCGTACCTTCTTCCGCTTCCTGGTAGAATTCCTGTACCATCTTATACAGTCCGGCGTTGTTTTCTTTTGTCACGCCAAGGTCTTCCAGTCCGGTAAGGCGGTAAATCGTGTAGGGAGTATTCAGCTTGAATGTTTCGGATACAGCTGTTCCCCCGCACACCAGTGCCAGCAGGCCGTCTTGGCTTTCGGCTACCGTGCCAAGCTGACCTGTCAGAAAATTAATGGAGATTTTGGGTAATGCCATACGCGTTCCTCCTATTCTCCTGCTGCATCCTGTACCAGTGCATACACACCTTTCTTGTCGTTGCGACGGATGGTTCCACCCACACGAATAAGGAAGGAATAGATGTCACCGTAATACAGAGGGTTGTCTGTACTGTCAAACATCTTTACTTCTCCCAGTGCACGGCTCAGGCTGTTTGTCTGCCATGCCAGACCGGCTGCGTTGTCGCTTGTTTCGCCAGAAACACTCCACTTTGTCAAAGTTCCACTGGTTGCATAACGGAGTACCTGCGAACGCTGCATCACATTGAATGAGAACAGCTGTCCCAAAATACCTCTCTGTGCATCGGCCGATGCAAAGAACGCACGCTGGTCGCCTTCTGTCAGGTCGTCGAGCAACTGTGCATACATATAGGCATCAAGAAGCAGGTAACGTCCTTCCTGGGGAATGTTGTCAGCATTGAACTTTGTCATCAAATCCAATACATCAGCTTTTACAAGCGCCTTACGTTCTCCGGTTGCGTCCTTAGTATGTGCCGTTACTTTTTTTGTTCCAGAAGTACGTACAAAGTGAGTGCTGTCTGGTGCCCAGTTGTACAGCATCTGTTCAGCCGCTTTTTCAATCAGTTGCAAACGGTCCTGACTGATTACACTGTTACGCTTGCTGTAGCTAAGTTCCACCGTTTCTGCATGTGGAATACGGATAGGGTCTGTAGTCAATTCGTTCAGCGAATATTCTACATCCACATCGGTACGAGTCTTTACCTCAGCAGGAAGACTGGAACGGTCAATTTCAACCGCACTCGGAGCACCCGCATTCGGAATGTGTACTTTCTTTCCCATGTTAACGTACATATCGTCGTTAACCGCCTTACTCATAAATGAGTTGTCGGCAAACAGACCTTCTATGATCGTGTTCTGCCAAAGTTCTCTTTGAATAGCCATAGTTATTTACCAAATTTTTCGTTATACTTCTGTTTGTACAGTTCCGGATACTGGTTCTTCAGTTCAGCCAGTCTTTCTGCCTTGTCAATTTCGTCCCAGCTCATGTTTACCAGGTCGTTCTTTCCTGCTCCTCCTGCGCCGCCTCCTGTCTGAAGAATATCTTCTACGCGCACAGTTCCTTTCTTCGGCATTTCTTCAATCGCCTTACGGGTGTTTGCTTCGTCAGACATCATCAGATTAAGGAATACAGGAACCTGCTCTTTAGTCAGTTTTCCTTCCGCTACCGCCTGATTCAGGAAAGCCTGGTGTGCGGTTTTCTTGCTTTCTGCAATCTGGTCAGTAAGTTCTTTTACCCTTGCTTCGAGAGCAGGCACCTTGGCCGCCTGATTCTCCATGGTGGTAATGTGTTTCAGCATTTCTACTTCATTGACCATATTGGCGAATGAGGAGCGTTTTTTCAATTCTTCGAATAAAGCCATATCTCTTGTTTTTTGTGGCTCGTTGAGCCGGTTCATAAAATAGTTATATACTTCCGTGTTGGTAGCGTTTTCGGTAAGTGCCTCTCCGGTGTCTACTATCCCGTCAATAAGGCCCATTTCCAGTGCTTCGCTGGCCGAAATCCAGTGTTCCGACCCGTCGAAATACTTCTTCCTCACTTCTTCCGCATCCATCTTGCAGCGGCTGGCAATCATGCGCGAAAGGTCATTTTCGAGCGATTCGGCCAGATCGGCCGCTTTCCGCAGTTCGTCGGCGTTTCCGTAGCTACCGCCCGACACGCGGTGCAGCATGATGCGTGCGTACTTGTTCATGTAAAGAGGCTTTCCGCACAGTGCGATGATGCCCGCAATGCTGGCAGCCAGCCCATCTATGTATATATTCACATCAGCATCCACGGTGCGCAGCGCATTGTAGATGGCAATGCCACTGAAGACATCGCCACCGTTGGAATGTATGTGTACGTCGATTTTGCCGTATGCAGCAGCCAACTCCATCAGCTCGGCCACAACGCGCCCGCTGTCTACCTTTTCTCCGTTTCCTACATTACCGTACATCAATACGCTAACCGTTCCCTCACCGGGTATCTGATTTTTGAAAATCTTATCCATTGTTCCGCTTTTTTCTCTGTGGCAAAATTCGCAATTCCCTATAAGGTACAGAAAGCTGTTTTTCAGCGTGCTACGATAATGTGGCATGATGAAAACCTGCTTTCTCGCTCTCACCTTATTACAAGAAATTTGCTCCGTAATGAATTAATTATCGACTATGGCAGACTTGAAAAGTGAACAGAAAAAGATGCTGGCACGCGAAATCTACCTGCTCGGAAGCTACACCTACGAGGAGATAGCGCAGAAGGTAGGCGCACAGCGTCAGACTATCAGCCGATGGGCAAAGGCCGGAAACTGGGACAACCTGAAGGCCGGAATGACCGTGACACGCGAGGCGATACTGAGCAGAATGTATCAGCACCTTAATAACATGAATATGGCCATTCTGGAGCGTGAACCGGCCAAACGTCAGCCGGATACGAAAGAAGCAGACGTAATGGTTAAGCTGGCCGCTGCAATTAAGAACATGGAAACAGATGTCGGTATCAGCGACATTATCAGTGTCGGGATGCGTTTTGGCGAATTCCTTCGACGCATAGATCTGGATAAGGCAAAAGAGTATGTAAAACTGTGGGACGTGTTCCTGAAAGAACAGATTAAGTGATATGGCTACCTACGAAGAAAAACAGAAGCTGAAGGAATGGGAAGAATACCGCCGCGACATAGAATGTGCCACGCCCGTAGAGGTGAACATGACGGAAGCGGAGAAAACCAAGAAGAAAATGTATCTGGAGGCTCACCCCGTGGAATGGATACAGTATTTCTTTCCCATGTATGCCAAGTATCCTTTTGCCAAATTTCAGATTAAGGCCATTAAGCGCATACTGGAACACGACGAATGGTTTGAAGTGCTGAGCTGGAGCCGTGAGAGCGCAAAGAGTACCATTGTGATGTTTTGCGTGATGTATCTGGCACTGACCGGAAGAAAGAAAAACGTCATCCTGGCAAGTGCCACAGAAACCAGCGCGGAGAAGCTGCTACGTCCGTATAAGGGTAACTTTGAATCTAACGGACGCATCAAGGCTTTTTACGGTGACCAGCCTGTCATAGGACAGTGGACCGACACGGAGTTTGTCTGCAAGTGCGGATGTGCGTTTACAGGCGTGGGCGCAGGTAACGCTCCCCGTGGTACCCGTAACGGTGCGGCGCGTCCGGATGTGCTGCTGGTGGACGACTTCGACACCGACGTAGACTGCCGTAACCCCGATACGCTGAACAAAAAGTGGAAGTGGTGGGAAAAAGCCCTGTATCCTACGCGTTCCGTGTCTGAGAAAACACTGGTTATCTTCTGCGGAAACATCATCGCCAAAGACACCTGCGTGGCACGAGCCGGTGCCATGGCCGACCACTGGGACATAGTGAACCTGGTAGACAAGAACGGCAAAAGCAACTGGCCCGAAAAGAACACACAGGAAGCTATAGAGCGCATACGCAAAAGCATCAGCAAGGCGGCCTACGAGGGTGAATACATGAACAACCCCGTGACGGAAGGAAACATCTTTCACAACCTTCCCTACGGAAAAGTACCTTCGCTGAAGAAGTTCAAGTTTGTGGTAATTTACGGCGACCCTGCCTACAGCAACAGCAAGAACAAAGCCAGCTCCACTAAAGCCGTATGGGCGTGCGGAAAGATACGCAGCACCTTCTACATCATCAAGGGTTTTGTAGGCCGTGTCACGAATGCGGAGTATATCGACTGGTTCTACCAGCTCCGAAAGTACATCGGAAGCCAGTGCACCGTATACTGTTACCAGGAAAACAATACGCTTCAGGATCCTTTCTTTGAGCAGGTGTTCAAACCCCTTATACGTGAGCAGAACGAGCAGCGGAAAGATAACCTCTACATCAAGGGAGACGGACGCAGCAAAATGGACAAGGCCACACGTATAGAGGCTAACCTGGAACCAATCGACCGGAACGGGATGTGGGTGTTCAATGAAGAGGAAAAGGATAACCCGCACATGAAGGAACTGCGCGAACAGTTCAGCCTTTTCGAACTTTCCCTTCCGTATCCTGCCGACGGACCCGACTGTATAGAAGGATGCTTCAACATAATCAATGAGAAAATAAAAGAACTCGACCCCGGTGTGACCATCGGATACAGCGAGTTCAAAGATAGTAACCCTTTTTCATGGTGATATTATGGAATTAAACAAAATTTATAATGAAGATTGTTTGGAAGGAATGAAACGAATTCCTGACAATAGTATAGATTGTATTATATGCGATTTGCCGTATGGTACAACATCCTGCAAGTGGGACAAAATTATTCCTTTTGAAAAACTATGGGAACAATATAATCGAATTATAAAAAAAAATAGGGCAATTATTTTGTTTGCAAGTGGCTCGTTTTCTTATAAAATTATATCAAGTATGCCTGAATTATATCGGTATAAATGGATATGGTTTAAAAACAATAAAGGTAACTTTATTAATGCAAAAAATAGACCAATGACATCCTATGAGGAGATTATGGTATTTTCTAAAGGATGTATAGCAAATGGGAGTAAAAACAAGATGATTTACAACCCTCAAGGATTAATAAAAAAAGAAAAAATCAGAATAGATAAAAGTGGAACTCGTTTTGGTTCTATGGTCGGTAAAAGGCCATCTCACAGGCAGATTATAATAAGTCAATATACTAATTATCCTTTTGATGTTCTTCAGTTTAAGTGTGAAAAAAATCCGATACATGAAACTCAAAAACCAGTAGCTTTAATTGAGTACCTTATCAAAACATATTCCAATGAAGGTGAAACAATATTAGATAATTGTATGGGTAGTGGAACAACAGCAATTGCCTGTATAAACACAAAACGCAATTACATAGGTTTTGAGATAGACAAAGAATATTACGATTTATCAATAAAACGCATCAATAATCTATGAACAACTTTATAGAACTTACCGACTACGATGCCACGATACACCGTGACATTCTGGACAGCCTGCTGCGCGAAGAATCCGGAAGCAGCGCCGTGATTGAAGTCTGCGAAAACCGTGCCATCGCCACCGTGCGCAGCCTGCTGAACAGCCGATACGACTGCGATACCATCTTTTCCGCACAAGGCGAAGAGCGGAACGTGCTTATCCTGAAAATATGCCTTGACATCGCCGTGTATGAGATATTCTGCCAGCACAACCCTTATAAGATGTCAGATATCAGGAAGGAACGGTATGACGACGCGATGCAGTTCCTTCGCGATGTGCACGACTTTAAAGCCAACATAGAAGGACTTCCCGAACTTCCTGCCGAAACGCAGACCGACAACAGCCCCTGGCAGATAGCCAGCAACGGGCCGTGGAATCCTTACTTTTAATCAACTTTTAAAACCCTTTTAAACTATGGCCAGACCAAAGAAAAAACGCCGCATCACAGAAGGCGGATACACCCAGATAACACCCGCCTATACCACCGGACCCTACGCCCGTGTGGAACCCGACATCATCCTACAGATGCCGGAACTGTTCTACTTCGATATGTCGTCCTACATCAGTGCGCTCAACGCTGCAAAAGCCATCGACTTCTACAACCGCACACGCTTGTATGACATGTACGAATCGGCCATGCTTGACCTTCACCTGGGTGGTATCATCGAAAAGCGGAAGGTGGGTGTAAGCCGCATACCTATCGAGTTCCGGCGAAACGGAAAGCCCGACGACAACGTGAACAAGGAAATCCGTTCGCCCTGGTTCAGAAAGTTTGTGAAGGAAGTGCTCATGTCAAAGTTTTACGGATACAGCCTGTTCCAGTTCTACCGTGGCGATGACGGATTCATCAACTACTACCATGTGCCCTACAAGCACTACGACCCCGTACGCCGTGTCATCCTGAAGTATCAGAGCGACACGGAAGGAATACCCGTAGATGCCTTTGAAAACATGCTGTTTGTGGGCGACAACCCGCGCGACCTGGGAATGATGGCCGAACTTCTTCCGATGGTATTATACAAGCGCAGCAACTTCGGTAACTGGAAGCAGTTCTGCGAAATATTCGGTATGCCCATACGTGAGTACACCTACGATGCAGGCGACGAAGAAGCACGCAGCCGTCTGATTCAGGACGCACGCCGTCAGGGAGCCAACGCCGTGTACATCCATCCCAAGGAAAGCAGCCTGAACCTGATAGAGAGTGCCAACAAAAGCGGTACGGTAGACCTGTACGAACGCTTCAAGGATGCCTGCAATACGGAAATGTCCGTCCGTGTGCTGGGTAATACGCTGACCACCGATGCCAAGAGCACCGGCACACAGGCACTGGGTACCGTTCACCAGGAAGAAGAAGACATGCTGAAGGCCGACGACCGCGACTTTATCCTGGATGTGCTGAACTACAATATGACAGACATATTCAACGCACTGGGTGTAAACACGGAAGGCGGTGAGTTTGTGTACGTCAAGAACCGGAACCTGAATCCGAACCAGCAGGTAGACGTGATTCAGAAAGTGAAGGCCATGGGTGTGCCCGTGTCTGACGACTACATATACGAAGTGCTGCTAATTGACAAGCCGGAAGACTACGAAAAGCAGAAAGCCGAAATCAAGGCGCAGGAAGAAGCCAACCGCAAGCTACAGCAGGAGATGGCCAACCAGATGGAAAAGCCGCAGGACACGGAGCCGAAACGAAAGTCAGACCGACGCATGAACATGGATAACGAGTCAAAAGCCTGGTACGAACGGGCACGAACCGACTTCCGCAACTGGTTGAGCGATTTTTTCGGAGTAGCCCCGAAAAAGAAAGACGGGGCTTTGCCGTTTTAATGGACAACCTCTACGGTGAACGATGCGGCGTGTGCGGAGGTTTTCATAATCAGCTGGAGCAGGGTATCGAATTCAGCAAGGAAGTCCTCACACAGATGCTGCGTGACATCTACGACGGGATGAACGTGCGCGACGACATACAGCGTGATGCGTTCGAAGAAACGCTTCGTCTGTTCAATGAGGCCACCGTAGAAGGGCTGTCTGATTCCAGCTATCCTACAGGCGATGAACTGTTCCTGGAACAGCTTCGCACCAATAACGAAGTGTTCTCTGCTTTCCGCACTCACCGTATGCAGAATGACCTGGCCGCACAGCTTATCGACAAGGACGGAAAGCTGAAACCCTTTGAGCAGTGGCTTGACGATGTGCAGAACATTACGGATCATTACGTAGTGCGATGGCTTCGCACGGAATATGACACCGCCATACTTCGCGCCCATCAGGCGGCCGACTGGAAGCACTTCGAGGAATACAAGGACGTATTACCGAACCTGCGTTGGATGCCTACCACTTCGCCCGATCCTGACATAGCGCACAAGCAATATTGGGAAGCAAAACTAACTCTTCCGGTAAACCATTCCTTCTGGACGCGCCATCGCCCTGGTGACCGATGGAACTGCAAGTGCTCGCTCGAAGCGACCGACGAACCGGCCACCACCGGCGCAGTAGGCGACTTCAAGCCCGTTCCTTCCGTTCCCGGACTGGATAACAACCCCGCAGACGACGGAAAGCTGTTCAGCGATTCGCATCCGTATTATACAGAAGCTTATCATGGAGCAGATAAGGCTGCTGAAAAGATTGTAAACAAACCGCATCTTAATACTGCTTTTGATAAAAAAGTTACTGATAAAGTAACAAGCATAGAAGATGAAATTCGACTAAATAAAGATTTTGAAACAGCTGTTGCTGTCGATAAGAATTCTAATATTATATTTAGGGTAAAAGGAAGCAAATCAGATGTACAATTAAGTGTAAACGATGCAAAAAAATTAAAAGATTGTATTTTAACTCATAATCACCCTGGAGGATGGAGATACGATAAAAACAGAATGGGACACATTGGTGCATCATTCTCTTTAAATGATATTGTACTAGCAATTAATTACGACCTGGCAGAAATCAGAGCTGTAACACCATTGTATACTTTTTCTTTAAAAAGACCTGATAAAGGATGGGGAGTAAAATCAAAAACATTAATACAATATTACCGTAAGAAAGATAGAGAATTAAAAACAGAACATTATTATTTAAGAGAAAAAGGAATGATTAGCGAAGAAGTTGCTAGAGCAATACATAGTCATGAACTTATCAAGAGAATAGCAAAACAATATAAATTTGAATATTCTAAATTAAAAACAAGATATGAATGATATAATTTTAGATGACCGGGCTTTATGGCTTGATTATTTTAAATCGCAATGTGCTCGTTGTAAATTATATAACGATTTAAACGCTTCTTGCAAAGCTTTTCCTAATGGAATTCCATTCAACATGCTTGAAGGAAAAATTACACATGAAAAGGAAATAAAAGGACAAACAGGAAATTATTTATTTACGCCTAAAGAAATTGAGTAATGCCAGCACCCAACATAGAAGAACAGGTAAAAAGAGCCGTAGCTGGACTGAACACGCTCTACACCCGCACACTTCCCGTCAAGGTAGGAACAAAAGCCGTATCGCTGACGAAGAAACGCTTCTCTGACAGCGCTTTCAACGGAAGGGCATGGCAGGAACCCTACCGACGCAAACTGAGCTTCAAAGGAGCGCAGGCCAGCTACAAGACTTTGGAATCAGGAACAAAACATCTGCGCGATTCTACATACTTCAAGCCTGAACCCGGAAAGGTGTACATACGTAACCAGGTGGACTACGCACAGATTCACAACGAAGGAGGTACAATTACAGTTACCGCAAAAATGAAAAAATATTTTATGTGGAAATACCTAAGTATTGTTGGAAGTAAAGGAAATAAAAAGTATAAGCCTATAAAGTCAAAATATACTTACAACAAGAAAGGTGTAGTCAGAAAGACAAAGGGAAACGAAGCGCTGACACGCGAAGCTATGTTCTGGCGAAACATGGCCCTGAAACGTGAAGGCTCGATTATACGTATGCCGCGCCGCCACTTCTTCGGAACCGACGCAAATATGTCGAAAGAAATTCGCAAGATAATCGAAAGAGAATTGCAACTATTTGTAAAGAATTATGGAACATATTTTAGAGAATCTCGTTAACTACATCGGCGAACAGATGCCCGATATGAAGACCGTGGACGAAGACTACGGACAGTTGGAAATGATTGACGAAACCACCCGCGAAAGCTATCCGCTCACCTTTCCGGCTGTGCTGATAGACGCTGCGGAAACAAGCTGGAGCAATGTGTTAGGGTTGAGTCAGGAAGGCGTGTGTACGGTGCGCGTGCGGCTCATTATCGACTGCTACGACGACACGCACTACCGTAGCGGAACGGTGGAAAAGATTAAGGAAAGAGATGCCATACGACGCAGACTGCATCTGCTGGTGCAGGGTCACGAAATAGAAGGAAGTACGCTTATCCGCACAAACAGCCGATTCTATACGACAAACCATGGTATAAAGGTGTACGAGTCTACCTACACGGTGAAAGTAACGGAATACTTTACACGCGACGAACAGAAAGTGCCCGATGTGAAGATAAGCATTACCCCTGTATTAAAACGATAGCTGAAGGCTCAGCTGAATGTGTTGTGCGGAAATCTTTTTCCGCACATGTTTTTTTGCCTCGCCCGACGGCTTGAACTGGTCGTTCTTCACCATCTCACGGATAATGGCCTGAATGCGGTATTCTGATAAGAAAAAAGCTTTCGACAAGGCTTTTACGACGTCGGAATAATTACGCAGAACCGGCTCCAGTTCAAAGTAACTGTGTGCTATCTGCCGATTACGTTCTTCGATTAAATGACTGTTTCTTCCCATAATGCTACGGATTAATAGTTGATGCAAGTTGGCTGCTGCATTTTTGTTTTTACAAAAATACGTAATTCGCTTTAAAATACCAAATTGTCAACTCTTTATGCCGTGGTGTGCCTACTTTTGCAGAGTCATGACAAGTTAACTACATTATTCACACTTAAACACAAAAGATTATGGCAATTAACTACAGCGTTGCAAAGATGCTCAATCCGCAGGACCGTGAAAGCGGAGAGTACAAGTATTATGCCAAGGCACAGGCTTCCGGCTCAGTAGGTATCAACGAATTGTCTGAAGAAATAGCGTATGCCACCACACTGACCGACGGTGACGTACTCAACGTAATTCGTGCCCTGGTGAAGCGTATTAACCTGCACATCGCAGCCGGACAAATCGTGAAGCTGGAGAACCTGGGAAGCTTTCAGGCGCAGCTTCGCAGCACAGGAACCGCCACGGAAGACACCTTCAGCCCGTCGATGATTAAGAAGGTGACTCTCCAGTTCCGACCGGGCATCGGGCTGAAAGGACAGCTTAACATCGCAAATCTGAGCTTCCACAAGGTGAAAAGCTTGCAGGAAGACAAAGAAGAACCGCTTCCTTAACTACTACGTAGTAACCCAATCATTACTACTTAGTAACTGATTAATTACCCCGTAGTAACAATGCGTTTACTACGGGGTAATTTATTCCTAATTATTTTTATTATCTTTACGAAAACACATACAACATGCACGCTATTTATTTGACAGACCTTGCACTGCGATACTTCCCGCGTTCTTCTGCACGCAGTGCCGTTACCCAGCTACGCCGCTGGATTGTTCTGAACGAGGAACTACAAAAAAGACTGGAGGAACTTCACTACAAGAAGGGGCAGCGCACGCTTACGCCGCTTCAGCACGAGGCGATACGTCATTACCTGGGCGAACCCTAAATTAATTAATAATGAATAATTAAAAATGAAAATCCCCGGCATCCGGTTGCGGTGTCGGGGATTTTTTGTTAGTCTTCGATGTAATCATCTAATAAAAGAAGATCTCTCATGTAAATGTCTCTTTGATACTTTGATCTAAAGTCATCCCTAAGAATTTTCCAACTTCTTGGATGTTCTGCCTTTTTGCATTTTATAGCATGCTTATTTGTATCGTCAGCTCTTATAATAACAAAACCTGATTTACATACTTTTTCTTGATCGTTTGCGTTCATAATTACTCACTTGTTACTGTGTACGTACCTTCTTCGCATGATTCGATTCTCATGTCTATTTCGCTCTTCACATCTTCCAAAACATCCATCGCTCCTTCATTGGTGAAGTCTGAAAGAACCTGGTCGATAAAATCCATTATTTGTTCTTTTTCGTCCATAATCAATCTTCTTTTAAATAAACAAATTCTCCTGCCAATAATAGCACAGGCTCACCGACACCCATCACCCATTCACCACGCTTGTTATTTTCACATATTGGCGGTGGAACTATGTCATGCTTGCTGCCTGGTGTAATATTCGCAAACTGATCGCCAAAAGCCTTACAGTCTGTAACCATAATGCGTTTGAATGTGTTTGTCTGTTTTGGGCTACACTTCTGCATCTTCTTAATATCAGATTCTTTAATAGAAATTGTACCTAATCTGTAAGACTTTCCTGTGATACCGCATTTTCTACATTTATACACATCGTACATTTTCTTAACTCCTTTAGTTGTCAGATTTTGTTTTTCCCAATCGTGACCTCCGGTATGAATATCGAATGTTTGCATATATCAATAAACTTTAGTGTAATTCTTTAAATCTTCAGGATATAATGAGATGATAACTCCTTTAAGTTCTCCATCTTTATTATACTTCTTTACTTCTACTCTTGGATTACCCAAATAACTGAAAAACCTCTGTTGATACCTGTCTAATACCTTGTATTTTACTGACTTTTTCGCTATTACGTCTCCAACACGAACAGGATTGTCGCTACTGTCTTTGAGATATTTGTCCAGATATTCGTCTTTCAGTTCCTCAATCTTTTTCTGAAAAGGTTCTATCATTTTTTTACGCTCTTCTAATAGACGATTTATTTCAATGGATATATTCCTTGTCGAATCGTCTCTCAATTTGATAAGTTCATCAACCTTTTCAGTTAGTATTTCTGCGTCTTTTCTTCGTTCCGTCATAAATCAATAATTTCAATTTTTAGACTTCTTTTTAAATCTTCCATCATGTCCAGTGTATCGTTATTCTTCACATCGAAACATATACCAAGCAATTCAGGAGATTTATTTGAACGCTGTACTGATAAGTCGCAGGGGCGGTTCCACTTCACCCACACATACATGAACTGACTGATCATGCTGTAGTGAATCTTCACCGCCACTCTGCGAGGTTTGAACAGGTCAGGCATTTGTTCCAGCGTGAATGAAGATGCCAAACTTTCCGTCGTCGCGTGTCATGGGGTCGCATCCTCCAAGAAGTATCGCGCGTTCCTGGCAGCGTTCATTCTCGAACACGCAATACTGACACGGATTGTCTAAGCTGGTAATATTGGCTACTTCCTGGAATTTTATCGGGGTTCCGTCGGCTAACCGACGGACTTCCCCTGGTTTCATGTCGTTAATCATAATCACATAGCCGATAAAGACAACGGTAACTTACGTTCTTTTCCTTCTTCATCCTTCAGCGTAACCTGAATGAACTGGCAAGTTGGTACCGGACGGTATGCAGCCTTGATGATATTGATACCATCGATGAAGTCTGCATCGCGGCTGGTGGCCGCCAGCTTCTCCAGTTCGAGCACCTTGTTGGCTTTCAAGGCTCCCTTGCGGTCTTTTGCCAGAAGGCCCATGACTACCTGAACAAGTTCTGCGCTGTTCTCGTCCTTTGCCAGTGTTTTCAGGTACGCCTTCACCTTTTCGATGCCAGCTTCTACGGTGTCGTCCCAACCCTCGTTTACGCGGTTTCCAAGCGTGATGGACATTGTACCATCGGAAGTGGTGAACGTGTCGCTCTGACGGTCGGATTTCGTCTTGAACAGCTCGTTCTTTGTCTTGATAAGGGTAGCAAAGTCGGTAAATACTGCTTCTTTCAGTCTTTCCATTTCCTTTGATAGCTCCTGAAGACCTTCAACCCATGTTTTTACCGTCTGGTCTACAAGTTGCTTGTAGGCTTCGCGTTCGTTCTGTACACGGTCTTTTTCTGCTTTTTCTTCTGCTTCCAACTGTGCTTTCAGTGCTGCTCTCTGTTCTGCGGTCAATGCTTTTAAATCAATCATAATTACTTGTTTTTAAGGGTTAATAAAATTCTGTATAATAAAGCCGTATAGGCCCTCTGTTCCGATAGATTCGCATGTAATATGCTCTTATTTCGCCAAGGTCATCCGTATCGTGGCGGCATCTCACTGCCAGGTTGTGGCCAAGTACGTTAATCACCACCCTCCATACTCTGTATTTCTTTTTCATAATTCTGCTTCTGTGCTAAAGGTTATATTTCCTCTTCCCATTCCCGTCACCAGGCGGTAATTCTCTTTCGCCTCGCGATTCAGTTCATCGTACCTCTTTACGAGGGTGCTTCTTTCGGCCACCAGGTTGCGGAACTGCTGTCCCGTCATCTCTCGGCTTCCTATCTGCGCATTAATCCGGTCGATGCGTTCCTCTATGCGGGGAAGTTCGTCCAGGATGTAGTTAATGCGGTTTATGCGCTGGTCGTTTACGTCGTATTCAGCCATTCTGTTTTCGTTTAATAGATTCAAGTTTCGGTATCAGTGCGGACAGCTCTTCGCTGTCCAGTTCGTAAAGAGGCTTCCCGGCGATGCGAGGGCTGCGAAGGTAGGCGTTTACCGCATCCCAGGAAGAGGTGTCTACTCCAATCTGCTGAAGACGTTTCAGCACCGCGCTGCGCTGCCACTTCAGCGACTTCTCGATAAGCCTTTCGGCCACCGGCTTGATGGTGGTGTTGGCTCCGGTGATGTAACCTGCCAGGTACTGCGACTCGGCGTAGGTGAGTTCCTTGGTGGTGTCGGTGCGTCCGTCGGTCAGTTCCAGAATCAGTGCGCGGTACTGTTCCTCCGACAAGCCGTAGCGTGCATACAGCACGTGCAGCTTCTTAATCATCCATTTCGGTATCATTCTCTTCGTTGTTTCCATCAGTTTCTTTTTTAGTTCCATTTTCGAGCCAGAACTGGCGGTATCCTTTGTCCCATATCACGAAGAAGCCTTTCGGACCTCCGTTTCCACGGCCTACATACGATGCCTTGAAGTGTTCTATGTGGATGCGCTTGAAGGCATCTTTCTTCAGGTCGTAGGCCGTATCGCCGTCCACATCGTTTCCTTTCATGTGGGAGATGTAGACAAACACTTTCTTCTTGAACTTGCTGCGAAGCTCGATGAAGTCGGCCGCACGCACGCGGTACAGGCCGATGAAGTACTGAAGGGAGTCAATGATTATCACGTCTGCACTGCGCTGCTTGCTCAGTTCTTCATTCAGTTCTTCCGGATGGCAGGAGTCGGTGAATGAGATACGGCTGCATCCGCTACGTATGCCGGCGTTGGCCAGTGCCTGCTGGAAGTCGTAGCTGTCGCCCATCTCCAGCGACACGAACAGCACCTTTTTCCCGATTTCGTCGAACTCCTTGGCCAGCAGAAGGCAGAAGGAAGATTTACCCTGACCGGACTTGCCGTAGACTATCCAGTTTCCCGTAGCCTCCGTCTTGCCGAAAAGGTCTGCAAAACGTGGGGAAAACGGCACAAAGTCGTACTTCCGGTCTTCTATGTTCTTGATGCTCCAGTTTCTCATAACTCTCCATTTTGCACCTGACGGCGGATTAACTTATCCATGATCATTCCTTCCAGCTCGCGAAGGTCGTCAACAAACCACACGGCTTTCCGTGAGTCTTCCGTGGGATATTTTTCTACCTTGTCAAGCTTTCCCCATATTTCGTCCTGCTCTTCTGCGTCGGTCACTCCGTTGGCGGCACAGATGGCGCGTACGTCCTTCTTCGTGGCTCCCAGCAGGGTGATGTAGTTACGCACTACGCGTCCGTCTATCTCATCGAATCCGTCCACACGTCCTACGTTTCGCTTGATGTTGCGTCGAAGTGTTTCCGTTCCTACCAGCAGACAGCCCATTCGGTATTTGGTGTCGTCATACAGAGGGATAAGGCAGGTCATTGCACTGTTAGAAAGCTTACCTGCATCATCGAGCACCAGCACCGGATTACGGTCGGACATACGGTTGATGGCAGAGGTTATATACTGTAGCATGTCATCTGTATCCGTATAGCGGGTGAAGGTGATACCCAGGCATCTGCCCAGCTTCTGGAGGAACTTCTTAGCCGTCCACTTCCAGCACTTCAGGTAAATAATCGAGTTGTCAGGGCAGGTGTTGTAAAGGTCGATAAGCGAATGTGTCTTTCCGCTACCGCTGCGGCTGCTGATACAGAACCAGCGGTGGTTTTTCTTGGCGGCTGTCAGGTATAGCTTCACCTGCTTGTATGACGATACGCTTTCTACAATCTTCCAGGTGTTGTCATAGTAGTTCAGTCCTACGGCTATCTTATCGGCCAGCGAATCTTCCTTTGCGCCGTACTTACCTGCACGGAACTGTGATAAGGAAGCGCTCGATACGTCGCACTTGCGTGCCAGTTCTGCGGCCGATGATCCACGCTGAATTAATGTCTCGATGTAGTCTCTAAGTTTGTTTGCGTCCATAGTTCAATATCTTTTTAATGGGTTATTAAATCAGTTTTAAATTATCTTGAAAACCCTGCGTTTGTAGGGTCAAATTCAAAGTCATCTTCATCGTCAGGATACACCGTGCGTGAAAGGCGTGTGTCGTTTTCCTCGTATTCCACATCCTCTGCATGAAGGCGAAGCTCGTTACGGTTGTCCTTGTGCTGTCCTCGGCTGTCGGTAATGCAGAAACGCTCCAGGATGTTGTGTGCAGGAAGCGCATGGCTGAATACGTTGTCGCGTATGGTGTCGACATCCTTTTCTGCCGTTTCCACGATTTCCTTTTTCAGCGATTCGTTGAACTCATTGATGCGTCGGCGCTGTTCGAAGTGTTCCGGCTTCTGGTCTATCAGTGCCATGGGCACGGCTTCTTTTTCGTCGAGAAGGTAGCGCATCGTACCGATTTCCTTTCCTTCGTCCTTGGTGCCTTTCTTTCCGGCATTCGTAATGAGCACGTGGCTTGTGTCGTCGGGGTCGTAACGGACTACCCAGCTTGTGCCCAGGTGGTCAAGCAGCGAGCGGTCCAGGCTGTCGTACACGTACTGCATTCCGTTTCGCTCCATGATAATGCCCCTTGACTCCAGTTTGTTGGTGCGTCCGCTGGTCTGACCCATAAGCAGAAGGTACTGTTCATCGGAGAAACGCATCTTCCGTTCGTCGGGTGTCTGGCTCCATGCCTTCATGTAGGCTTCTATCTTCTTGGCGCGTTCCATCTGCATCACCTCATGAATGCGGCGTATGGCTTCCTGCTCGGTAGGGATAAACTTTCTGTGTTCATTAAGCCATTCCACGTTTGGCTGTATCTCCTTGCTGGAGGTAATGCCGAAGCCTGAGAAGGAAGGGAACTTCTGAAAGTATTCCAGAATGAGATACTTGAAGTAAGGTTCCACTATCTTGGCCTGTGCGTTCTTTACTTCCGCAGGTGTGAGATACTTCGTCATCTGCTCATAGAAGGGGAAAAGCGATTTCTTGTGGTAGTTGTCGCACTGCATCTGCACCGGTATGTATCGCTCGCCAAAGAGTTCGCGCGTGTGGCGTACGGCGTTGGTAAGTGCTTCCTTTATAAGGTCGTCACATTCGTTTTCGCCGATGGCGTAACCTATGGGATACTTGCAGCAGGCATCGAGCACTACGACGATGGTTTTGCGGTTGTGATAAGTGGTGCGGCGTTCTTCGCGTACGGTACCGCCCTTGCGCACCTTCTTTACTTCCTCACGCTGGAAGAGCATTTCCACGTCCCAGCCATCGAACACCCAGAAGGTCATCGCGGTAAGCGGAGCCGAACGGCGCACCTGCTTCTTCAGGTTGCTGTTCCATTCGCCTATGCCCCGTCGGCGTGTCTTGGTCACTACATCGTACTTCTGACGGTATGCGCCGATGGTGGCTGGCGACTTGATTTCCTCCAGCCCGAACTCTGCGGCCAGCTTGTTGTATTCCTGCATCACCTGTACGTTGTTCCAGTTCATGTGCAGGCCCAGGAACTGACGGATAAGCGACTCTGCCAGCTCGCTGCGTTCGCTTCCCTGGCGTTCCTTCAGCTTCGATGCGGCATCATTTCCGTAGTTCTTATGGATCACGCTGCGGAACCCGGCTTCATCGCCAGCTTTACGGGCTTCCTCGTACGCCTCGCACTTGCGCTTCAATGATTTCCACGAAGCCGGAAGGTGATGCGGAAACAAGGGTTTTCCCTTGGCATCCTTCACATCGAGGAGCGACTGACACTGTGCTCCCAGGCGTTCCCACACGTTGATGCGTGTGCTTCCACCTATGGCACTCTGTTTCTGACGGTCGCGAAGGCGAAGCAAAGCTTCCATCACGTTCACCGACAAGGTATATTCGTTTACTTTTTCCTGGGGGAGTGTGTTGTTATCGCCGTAGCGGTATGCCTGGAAGAAAGTGTATGCCCTGTTGTTGTATTCCACTTCCTTCTCCAGCTCGCTCTGCTGGTCGCGGCTTGCCAGTTCTGCATACGGGTCGCCGTATGATTCTACGTACTTGCGCTTGATGTCTGGTCTCATGGTTTCAAATTCTACGAGGGCAGGATTTCCGGGTGTGCTGCGACGGGCGATTATCAGCTGGCCTTGTTTTTTCATCCAGTCAAAATTAGACTTAGATATAAAGCCTGTTTCGCTTCCTACTCTGTGTTTTTCGTCGAAACGAATCACATCGCAGGCCAACACGCAAACCTTATCGTTGTATATTACTGCCATTTGTTCAAATCTTAGATTGTGCAGCCTCAGGAATCGAACCTGAAGCTAAGCCGCCTGCATCTTTTTGCCTTGTCAATACCTATTGCGTTAAAGATTACTTTACTTCATACCAAAACCAATCCTATGACAAATTCACGTTATCCTGAAAACGTGCAGGTCCTTATAGCTGCGTGTGAGTTATCTGTCTGCCTTGTCCATCTTGATTGCTACGGGAACAAGCGATGCAGACAAGAGTGCGATTCCGGCTATATTCAGCCATCCTTCTGTAAATGTGTTTGCCACTGCAAGGGCGAGTATTGCGATAAGTATTTTTCTTGTTTTCATAAGCTTTCGGTTTTTAAAGACCGTCATATCTTCACAGACGGACGGTTTTTGCTACATTTGTAGCGTACTAATCAATCATTTATAGTTATGGATAAAAATAACCCGTATGAATTGCTTGGAAATGTTTCAGCAAATGCCCTAAGTTTAGGTCTTCAAGCATTATGTCAAGTAAAAGTTCTTAAAAAAGAACTTGTAGCATTTATGTCTGCACATTCTTCAGAAAAAGAAGAAGACATTATTAGTCGAATTAATAAGTCTTATGCAGATGAATTTAATGCGGAACTTGAATGCCTTTCAAAGCAGTTAGGAGACATGCTTGAACCTCTTTTGAAGAAGGTACAAGAGAATAAAAAGCTTTAATCGCAATCTTCTCAACCTGCTTTTTCTGAGGAGGCTGTCTCAAAATGAGACGGCCTTTTTTGTGTTTGCAAAAAAAATCGGGCAAGTCCTAACTTCGCTCAGTCAGAACTTGCCCGTCTCCCTAA